AGATGCCGCCGCAAAAACAGCTGATGCCGCAGCAACAGAAGCTGCTGCAAGTGCACAATTTAGTTTGAACACAGCAATGCTTGCATGTCCTGCTCTTATTGTAGTAGGAGCAATAATGTTGATAATTGCAATAATTACAGCTCTTGTGGCAAGTTTTAACGGTTTTAAAACCGAAACTACAACAGGTTTGCAGAATTTGGCTGGCTCGGTCTTTGTCGTCGGCGCAGGCATTTATAATTTCATTATAGGAATTTTAAACGGTATTATTCAATTGCTGTATACGCTTTTTGTTAAGCCGATAGAGGATGTTATGAATTGGGTTTATAACATATTTACAGGTGGTTTTAACAGTACGCAGGATGCTTTTACTAATCTATTAGCAAAAATGCTTGGAGGTTTAGTAAGCTTTGCACAGGCATTTACAAGAATTTGGGACGATATTACAGGTCAAAATGTTACTGCGAAACTTGACACTGCAAGGGCATCTTTTGAAAAGATTGGTGGAAATGAATACTATACTAAAAAATTTGATTTTGCGCCTAAAGGTATCAATCGAAAAAGCTATAAAGATGCTTATGGCAAAGGTTTAGCATTTGCTAATAAAATGAAATCTAAACTTGTTGTTGATACAAACAATAAAGATTTAGCTGATTTGCTTAATAAAATTTCAAATTCAACTGCTTCTACGGCAGACAGCGCATCAAGTATAAGCGATTCGGTGGCCGCTACAAGCGAAAACATTGAATACTTAAAGGATATGGCAGAAGAACAGATTATAAATCGCTATACTAACTCTGTTAATGTAGAAATGATAAATCATAACAACATAAGTAACGACCTTGATATTGACGATGTGACAGAGCATTTGAGAAGTACGATTGAGCAGGGTCTTAACTCTAATGCCGGAGGTAATCACTAAAATGTATTTAATGCAACTTGATGAATTTGTTTTTCCGATTACACCAAGCAAAATAACTCAACAATGAAAAGTAATAATGAAACTGTCACCCTTATTAACGAGGGTGAAGTTTCTTACTGTAAATCGCCGAGTTTAATAGAGTTTAACATTAGTGACCTTATATTGCCACGATATAACTATCCTTTTGCGGCTGTTGGTAAATCAGGCACACCTGAAGCTTATGTTGAACAGCTTAGGGCGTATCAAACGGCTAAAAAGGTTGTTGCTTTTACGATTACAAGAAAATCGCCTAACGGTGCTACTGATAGCAATTACGAAAGCAAAAGCTATAAGGTTACTGTTGAAAATATCGAGGTAACCGAGGATGCTAAAGACCTTGGTACTGATGTATCAATAAATTTGACACTCAAAGAGTATAAAACTTGGGGCGCTAAAAGGCTAACGGCCAAGCCGCCTAAAACGGTTAAGACCAAAAAGAATGATACACTTTCAAGCCTTGCAAAAAAGTATTTCGGCGATACAGCAAAATGGAAAACAATTTACAAT